CCACAGCCTTGCCAGATATGTTGCTGCCAATCTTGTCACCATCCTGCTGGTTGCCCAAAATATCAGCAATGTCAGCCTCAGTCAGTTGCAGAAGCGCCGCCATAGCCGGTGGCAACTGCGGACTCTTGGTGTACGCCACAGGGCCAGATGCCTGCTGCGAACCATCCGGGCCGGTAATCGGATTCTGGAGGACTGCGGCTACATTGCCGGGACTTGCATTCCAATTGTGCCGGTGTATGGCAAGCGCTGGTTCATTGACAACATCGAGCGGTGCATGGGGGTTGTGCGGTTTGCCAAGGATGCACAGCGCCTGAAGAATATGCAGTTGTCCAAGCTGGGTGAGATCAGCGCATTGTCGAGTGTTGAGAAGCCAATTTTGATGCCAGAGCAGGTTGCTGGGCATCAGGTGATGTGGGCTGAAGACAATCTGAAGAATTACCCTTACTTGCTGGTGAATCCTATTACCGGCCCGGATGGTTCGCAGCAGGCATCTGGCCCTGTGGCGTACACCAAGAGTCCGCAGTTGCCACCGGCTATGGCGGCGCTGCTGCAACTGACTGAGGCTGACATTGCTGATATTTTGGGCAACCAGCAGAATGGTGACAAGATTGTCAGCAACATCTCTGGCAAGGCTGTTGAGATGGTTCAGCAGCGGCTGGATATGCAGGCGTTCCTGTACATGAACAACTTTGGCAAGGGTATTCAGCGGTGCGGTGAGATTTGGTTGTCAATGGCAAAGGAAATCTACGTTGAGCCGAAGCGTCGGATGAAGGCCATTGGTGAGCAGAATGAGGTGGAGTCCATTGAGCTGATGAAGCCAATGATGAATGAGGAAGGCGAGATTGAGTTGGAGAATGATCTGTCTGAGGCCAAGTTTGATGTGGTGTCCTCAGTTGGGCCGTCGTCCAATAGTCAGCGTCAGGCCACGGTGCGTTCTGTTCTGGGTATGCTGCAACTGACGCAAGACCCACAGACCCAGCAGGTATTGCTGGCTATGGCGTTCCAGAACATGGACGGCGAGGGTATCTCTGATGTGCGGTCTTACTTCCGTAAGCAGATGGTGCAGGCCGGTGTGATGAAGCCCAATGAGGAAGAAGCCAAAGAACTCGCAGCAGCGGCTCAGAATGCCCAGCCTGACCCGAATGCCCAGTACATGATGGCTGTGACTGAGGAAGCACAGGCAAAGGCTGAGAAGGCTCGGGCTGATACTGTGCTTACAATGGCGAAGGCTCAAGAAACTGAGGCAAAGACGATTGAGACTTTGGCTGGTGTGGAAGGTGGGCAGGGACAGGGTGGAGGCCAGCAGCAGGCCATGCCTGCTCAGATGGATGAGAAGACGATGCTGGAGATTGAGGCCATGCGCTTGGAGAATGAGATGCGCAGGCGCAAGGTGGATAGCACGGATTCTCAGATTGAGCAGTTACGATCTGAGCGGCAGGCAAATGACAGTATGGTTCAGGCCAGTGCTGCAATGCAGCAAGCGGTTGATGGGTTGGGTCAGAGCATTGCCTTCATTGGTGATGCTGTTGGCAAGATGAGTCAGGCAGTTGGTCAGTTTGCGGATGTGAGTTCGCAGAATACCGACAAGGCCATTGCTGCAATCAGTCGGCCAAAACGCATTGTGCGTGAAAAAGGTCGAGTGTCACGCATTGAAACGGAGTGAACTAAATGGCTGACAATGTAGGCTATACACCAGGCACAGGAGCGCTGGTTGCTGCTGACGAGATTGCTGGTGTTCTTCACCAGCGAATCAAACTCGGAATTGGCGAGGATGGGGAGGCAGTTGATGTTTCGGCAGCCAACCCTCTCCCAATTACTTCTGCAACGCCACTGGCCGTTACTGGGCCATTGACAGATGCTGAGTTACGAGCCGTTCCACTCTCGGTTGTGGATGTCAATAACGCAGAGTCATTGCAAGGCATGATCTTCTTGCTGACGCGGATGCTCAACTACCTGAACTCACCACAAGGCTACGACAAGTCGTTGCAACGTCAGAGAGGTACGGTAGTGGTAGAAAGTGGCACCATCAACGTGGGCACAGCAACCACTGTCACAACCGTTGCCACAGTCACCAATCAAGCCAACATTGGAAATATTCAAGGTCAGATATTGGTCAATGGCGGCAATATGGCGGCATGGCAAGCGGCAGTTCGCAATCGAATCACATAAGGAACAAACATGGCAAATACGTTCAAAAAAGTCATTGACAGGTTGATGTGGGCGCAAGTCGCCCCGGCACCTAACGCCAGCGCTGCGGCTACCTCGGTTGTAGCTGATTTGAGGTCTGGCTTGTCACGCAATCCATTTGTCTACAACTTGGTTAACGCCACGGTGCTGAACCGATTCAACATTGTTACCAAATCTTGGAACTTTGTTCAGTCTCCCGCATTGGCTGGCACTTTTGGTGCTGGATCGGCAATGGCTTTTGCGCCGTCGCTTGGACTTGTTGGCACCATTGCTGCTGGCTCGACGACGATTAAAGTTACATTGTCCACTGCGTTACCAACGGCTGTCGGTCTCAATATGCTGGCAAACCGTGGCGGCTCAGGAGAGTACGGGTTCAAGCTGCGCATCATTGATACCGTTGCTGGAAAGACAGAAGAACGCTATATTGATGCCAACACGGCTGGCACCACACCGACGATTCATGTCATTTCACCGTTTACATTTACCCCATCGACGGGCGCACGGTACGAAATTATTGCTGGTCGTGTTTTCATGCTATCCGCTGGTGTCATGGCAGCAAATGCTTGGCGGTCGTTGGAAGTAGCGTCTAACACGCTGTCTACCGGTTTGAGTATTACTGGTTTGCCTGCTACGGTCGGTACGGATAGTTCAATCATGGTGCTGGATGAGCAATTCACACCATATGACTGCGCTCCCGGCGAAGGCATGATCAAAGGCACGTTTGTCTACGATACTGGCCTTGAAACCCGCTCCGCACTGACAGCTACCGCATCTGGCGCAAGCACACTGACCGGCCAAGCTACCAATGGCGATTCCGTAGTAGCGGTCAATGAGTTCCGCAATTTCCAGATCAGGATTGTGCAGGACACAGTAACGCCAGCGGCAGTTGGTCAGCGCCGAGTCATTGCCAGCCACACAGCAGGCCCAAGCCCTGTGTACACAACGGGCGCGGCATGGGCAACTCAGCCATCGTCATCTGCTAAATACGTTATTGAGTTGCCAAACTTGATGCTGGTGCGGTCAACTGCATCGACTACGGTTTACACCTACAACTACTCTGACGCTACCATTAACAATGGCACCAACAACATCTTGACCAACGCGTGGTCAACTACGTACTTTGGTGCTGCTCCAGCGGCCAATGCGTCTGGTGGTATGTGGGCACCATCGTTTGGTATTCAGCCCGGTGTTGCTCGCAACGCGCGCCAGTCTTTCTGTTACTTTTTTCGAGGTGGCTCTGCCACGCTGGATGTGCTGGATATTGCGGGGTCAATTACCGGCACTTGGACGGGCGCAATTGTTTACGATGGCGCAGTGGCTCTGACTGTCGGCACTTGTGGAGCATACGCGCCGTTTGAAAATGAAGGCAGAATGTTCTATATGAATGTATACGTGGCCTCCGCAGTCAATCAGATGTACCGATTCGACGTACAAAACCGAGTGCTATCACCATTTACGCCAACAGATTTCTTGCAGGCTGGTACTGGGGCGCTTGGTCAACGAATGGCAGCGTACTGCGCAATTGACGGCACGGATACTTACGATGTGATTTTGCTGCAATCGCACTTGTCTACGGTCGCTCAAGAAATGGTGGTATTGGTATGAAGATGCAAGAACTTGTCACCCTGATGTCCAACAAGTTGGCCTATCTGAATGGCGCTAAATCAACCGCTATGGCATCAGGAGACCTTGAGGCGGTGCTGAGACTTGAAGGAGAGATCAGCGAGACTCAAGCCACCATTGAAGCCTTGAAAACACTGATGTAACGTGTTTTTAACGCTACTCCAGTCCCGTAGCGCACCACCGCCACCTGTTATTGGTGGTGGTGGCCCAGGCACATCAGCGGGATCTCGAAAGTCTCGCAATGGCTGGGTACGTGAACGGGCTGATTTTGAGGCATCGCTATTACGCTTTGACCCAGAGCATCAGGCCGCACTGAGGCGCATTTCTCAGACTCTGACTGATTCAGATCAGCCTCAAGCCAATCGCATTGCTCGTAAGTTAATTGATTTCAATGGTGATCTCAAGCAGATTGAAAGCCTTCAGAAAGAACTAGCAAAACTGGAAGCATTGCAAAGCAACCGCATTGCTACGGAAAAACTAGATGCTGATTTGAAAATGGCTGCGCGTGAACTTAGCGAGATATTGCTTGATGAGGAGGATTCCATTGCAGCCCTGATGGCACGCCGTTTTATGTTGGCAAGGGATGTAAAGGGCGCGGGCATTCGCGAAGAAGCCACGATTTAACGCGTAGCAGGAATGCTCGACACCGCAGCATAGTCGCCAAATATGGTGCATGCGCCATACAAGTGTTTGTTTTTCCTTGTGCCTCTGAGGCAGAAGCATTGTCAGATGAGATGCAGGTTATCGCGCAGCTAAAGTCGGAGGGGTTTGCTTTAGCGAACATGACATCCGGCGGCGAGGGATCGCGCGGTTTTAGGCATACAAGCGAAACGCGCAAACAGATGTCATTGTCTAGAGTTGGTGGGCCGAAACACACCGCAGAAGGTCGCGCAAAAATGTCGGCGGCCAATATTGGCATAGCGCGGAATATTGGATACCGGCACACGCAAGAGCACATCGAAAAGCTGAAAAACAATCAGCACGCAAAAGGCCACAAACACTCTGCCGAATCGCGAGAAAAGATGCGAGCCGCTGCCGCCAGACGAGCGCAAGCGAAAGCTGCGAAATTACCTGAACGGAGCAGCGCGTCACAACCTGCGCCGCAACCGGTGTAAAGGAACAAAAATGGAACGTAAATTTGTCGCATTAAGCGACATCGAAACAGCGTCAGACGCAAAAGAGATGCGATTCACCGGGTATGGCGCGGTGTTTGGCAACGTCGATAGCTACGGCGACGTCATCGAGCAAGGCGCGTTTGCTAACACGCTTGCAGAAGCCGAAAAAAGCGGTCGCTGGCCGTCGATGCTGGCGCAGCATGGTGGCTGGGGTATCAGCAGCACAGACATGACGCCGATTGGCGTATGGGAAAGCCTGAAAGAAAACGGCACCGGGCTAAAGGCGTCAGGCATTCTTGCGCCAACGCCGCGCGGTACGGAAATTTACACGCTGATGAAAATGCAGCCGCGTCCAGCGATTGACGGCCTGTCAATTGGCTATGTCGCCAAGAAATTCACGCTCGGAACTAAAAAAGACGAGCCGCGCCGCTTATTGCACGAGGTTGATTTGATGGAAATCAGCCCGGTGACAT